GCCAGCTTCATAGCTGAACGTCAGCGACGACTGTTCCAGCGGCTGGTTGCCGAACTTGTCGGCCGGCTCGGGGATCACGGGAATGCGGGCGCCGTTGGCGCCGTGCTCCCAGAAGCGCAGGTCGCCTGCGAACTTGCGGATTTTGGGCTGTGCCATGGTGTTGCTCCTACGGGTTGGGGACGGGCTCGAAGGTCTCGGTCAGACCAGCCCGCGCGGTGATCTGAGCGACGACGGCGGAATGCCCTGCGTCGTCTTCCAGGGATGCCATCTGGGTATCAAGCAGCTCGAAGGTCGTAATGCCCTTGGGCAGGGACTTGGGGTTGAACGTGAGCACCCGGATCAGGTCATGCCTGGCGCGGTGCACCAGCAGCCGGGGGTTGGCGACCGCGCTCCCGCCGGGAACTTCGAACTCGATGGTGATCGCGGCATCAGAGCTGACCTGAGCACTACCCCCACCGGAACGAGAAAGCTGCCTCACCGAGATCACAGTGGCAGGGATCTCCTCATCCACATCGGTCTCAGTGTCGTCAACGATGATCAGGCCCGCGCCGATATCGGTGCGAAACCCAGCGCTGGTGGTGATCAGCGCTACACGCTCGCGCAGGAACTCCACCAGCTGCCAGGACAACGGCTCGGACACATCAACCACGGGTCACCAGCCACCGGCTACGCGAGCCGTCATCGCTGAGCTTCTTGGCGTTCACGAACACCTCCACGCCGAGGCCTTTCCCGGCTTCGCCGACTTCCAGGCGGTCTCCCTGCTCCGGCTCGACATCCGTACGCAGGTATCCGATCTCGACGCGACCAGCAACGAACTGGCGGAGCTCGCCGATGGTTTCCACGTCACGGTCGACGTAGATCCGCACGTTCGGGGTCACCGCACCGTTCTTCTTTGCCGTATGCGTGCCCACCGAGGCCATGCCCGCCACAGCGAAGGCGGCATGCAGGGATGCGTCCAGATCCCGCAGGAACTCGACATCGCTCACTTCTGGTCTCCCGAGCAAAGCCGCGCATAGTCCTGCAGCGCCCTCACCTGGGCGTCGCACTGGGCGGCGGCGCCAATAGCTCGGCCCGCACTTTCGATTCGGTCGTCGGCTCGACCATCAGGCTGGCTGGCGGCAGCGGCGGCCGCGGACAGCTCTGCGGTGGCGACGGATGCTTGCCAACGCTGGTGCAGGCGCTGGTTGCCAGCGAGAAGATCAGCGACGAGGCGATCAGATGCCTTCTGTGCATCGTTCTTTTCCTTTTCGTACCTGGAAGCCAGGTTGTTCGCGGCGACGGCGCTGCTGCGCTCTGCCTTCAGGGTTTCAGCTGCCGCCTCGGCTTCTGCGCGGGCAGCGTCCCGCTCGCCCTCCATGGCCTCACGGCTGGATACGGCCTGGTCGGCCGCTCGGTGCGCGATGGATACCGAGCCGCGCTGCCAGACGATGACGCCCAGCAGCAGGACGATGGCGACGATGAGGGCGCGGATCATGCGGACACCGCCGGATCTTCGGGCGGGATGACTGCACCAAGGCCGCGCAGCGTCGATTCGAGCTGGCGCACACGCGTGCGCAGGGCGCTGGCCTCCTCCTGCGCCCTCAGTCGCAGCAGCACTTCAGCTTGCAGCCGCTCATCCTGGGCAGTGACCCTTTGGTCGAGGAAAGAGACACGGTCGGACAGGCCCCTGATGAGATCCACGTTGGCGTCGGTCTCGGTACGTTCCTTCCTACGCGAGAGGAATGCCGTCCACGTCTCGCGGAGAAGCCACAGCGCTACCACGCTGCCAGCTGCCCACCAAGGTGCAGTGGCGGTGATGCCGCCGCCGACCATCAGCTCAGCGCCTCTGCAACGCCGGCATCGATCACGTCGGGCCGCCAGTACATGCCGCCGTTCTCATGCTTGGCGATAGCCGTGGCCAGGCGGCTCAGGGTGACCGCGTTGTCCAGGCGGATGACTTCCGACGGTGCGACGCCCACGGCAGTGGCAACTTGCCGGACATAGGAACCGGTGTCGTTTTCCACCGGCGGGGCCCAGCGCCCGATGATCTCCTTTACCGTGCGCAGGCCGTGCTTGCGCTGGTAGGTGAGCAGGGTTCTCGCCAGTGCGCGGAACCCGGCCTGCGGGGTCAGGAACACGCAGAAACGCTGCTCGCGGGCGATAGCCGCAGCGGACCGGTCCTCACCCTGCCACGGCGTGCCGGTGCGGTCAATGTTGCCAGGATTGTTATTGCGTACGCCGCGCGGCGTGCTGGTGGTGCCCATGCGATTCCCCGTTGTCGCTGTGGAAGAACCGGCACCGCTCACGCCACCCGGGCATCTGTGAGCGGTGCCGGCCAAGACTTACGCCGACTTCAACGAACCGGAGCCCGGGGTCAGCTTTGCGAGCACGGTTGCCGTGCCGGTGCCAGCGACGGCGACGGCCACCGCGCAGTTCTCCAGGTCGCCAGCATCGGCGCCGGCCACGATCAGCTGACCGGCCTGGGCGTCCCAGGTCAGGCCGGCACCCTCGACGATGTTGGCGCTGGCAAGCTTCGGCAGTTCGAACACGCCTTCGATCTGGGCACTGCCCTTGGCGCCAGCGGCAATGTCCACCAACGGGACCGCCAGCAGCTTGCCGACGATGGATGCCTGGCCACTGACCAAGTCGGATGGTGCGGTGATATCGATCACTGCACCCGGAAATTTGTAGTTCTTCGCCATGACGATGGTCCTCGGTTGGCGTCTTACATGGATGAAGTAGGAGACCGCAGCTGCGGCAGGAGCGCCGCAGCTGCGTAGGCGGTTACTCGCCCGGGTTGTAGGCTGCGCCGCGCCAACCCACCGCGCCCACGCCGTACTTGTGGACGACCTTCCAGCTGAGGCCATCAGTGCGGAAGTTGGTCTCCTGCTCCAGCACCGGTGTCTGCACGCCATTGAGGAAGGCGACTTCGATCACCGGCTCCACGTTCGGATCGGCAAAGCCGTACCAGCCCTTGCCGGTTCCCAGGCGCGGGGAGGTGATGATGTCGCTGAAGGTTGCGCGCGAGGTGTTGTGGACCTGGAAACGGCCGGTCACGTCCGGGTTGTACTCGCTGTCGTTCACCAGGGTCGCGCGGCCGTGCATGGCCACCGTGCCCAGGAAGCGCGACAGCGAGATGTCCAGGTAGTCGTTGCCACCCGGGTCCATCTGCAGCGCCATCAGCTGGCGCATCGCGTCGAAGGATTCGACCGAGACGGCAGCACCGTCGGTGATGTTCCCGTGCTCGGCGTGGAACAGCGTGTTGCCGTCCTTCATGACCGGGCCCAGGCCACCGTTCTGCTTGAGAACGTCGTAGACGTCCTTTTCGATGGTGCGGCCTGCGGCCTGACCCAGCGCCGTGGTGATGCGTACGAACGCACCCAGGTCGTCGTTCACCAACACTTCCGGGGTGATCTGCAGGATCCGCCCCTTGCGGGCACCCTTGATGGTCTCGGCCTCGCCATCCCCCAGCACACCGTTCTCATACTCGCCGGCTTCATTGACCGGCTTCAGGTCGGAGAACGAGGACAGGTGGTAGCGGCTGTGCGGACGGTAGTCGGACAGCGTGCCGGTCGCGCAGAAGCGGGTCCAGGTGAACTGCTGCAGGTTGTAGGCGCCAACCAGCACCCGGTGCAGCACGTTCTCCAGCAGAACCGGGAAATCGCTGGTGGTCTGCACAGCAAGCACGCGGCGCGCCATCTGCTCACGGTCCATGCCACGGGTGTTCACGCCGGCCTGGATCAGGGAACGCTCGGCCAGCGCCATCAGCGTGGTATGCGTGAAGGGGTTCCCGTTGCGGGCGGTCTCGGCTTCAGCACCGGTCAGCACGCCGGCACGGGCGAGCAGCGCGTTGACCTGGGCGCGACGCAGGTTGTCTTCCTCCGGCACCACGTCGGTGATGCTGGAGCTAAAGTTGCCTGCGAGCGGCCGCCCGCCGGCCGCCAGCTTCGCCAGCAGCTTGCCGCGGGCGACATCCTCGGTAATCGCCGCGTCGGCCAGGCACTCGGCCTCCAGCGCCTGGATGCCGCTGACCTCACGGAAGCCGGCAAAAACGGTGCGGATGGCCGTGTTGCGGGCCGAGATGGCCGCCATCACCTGCTCGACCGTCGCGCCCGGGGCCAGCGGAGCAGCCACGACAGGAGCGGCGGCAACCGGCGGAGCCGGAGTTGCGGGTGCGGGCGATACGGGGGCGGCGGGGGCCGGTGCAGCCGGAGCGGTGCCCGCCTGCGCCATGATCAGTTGGCACTGCTGTTTCATGCTGGTTTCCTCAAGGTGGGCCACAACGGCCCGCTGGTGAACCTCGCGGAGCGAGGCGAAGGCTGAAGCGGTGGTGGTTGCCTGGATGTGCTTGCGCAGCAGGGCGTGCACGGCGCCCTCGGTCCCGGAGATCGCGCTCACATAGGACAGCAGCGCTGCTGCCGCGACGGAGTCCGCAGGCTCGGGCTGCACGTCGGGAATGACTTCGCTGATCAGGCCCAACGCCAGCGCCTCGGCCGCGGTAAGCCAGTGGTCCTTGCGATCGGTCAGCATCGTCTCGATGTCGGCCGGGTTCTTGGCGCGCCCCGAGTACGTCACCAGCATCTGGCGCCCATACACATCGATCTGATCGGCCCGCTCGCGCAGGTCGCCAGCGAAGCCCCAGCCACCGCCCTGCGGGCCGTGCAGCATCAGCATCGTGTTCTCATGCATGCGGCGGGAGCTGCCAGCCATGGCGATCAGGCTGGCGATGCTGGCTGCAACACCGTCCACGGTGACGTTGATCGTCGCCGGGTGCTGTTTCAGCGCGTTGTAGATGGCCAGCCCATCGGTGACCACGCCGCCATCGGAGTTGATGCGAACGTTGATCACGCTTGCAGTCGTCCCGGCCAGCTGCTCGACCACGCTGGCAGCAGTGACGCCCTCACCCCAGAAGTAATCGCCGATTGGACCGTAGATCAGCAGCTCGGCCTCACCGCCGCTGGTGGTGTTCAGCGCGAGGACCGATTTTCCCTTCGCCTCCGGCTGCAGCGCCTCGATGTCGCTTGCGTCGAATGCGAAGGTCGCAGCCAGGACGGCGCCAAGCGCCGCTGCCATGACGTTGCGGGTGAGGTGGTTCATTGCACATCCTCAGAAGTGGTTGGAATGGAACTGCCATCAGAGTTGGTCTGGGCCACGCCGGCGTCACTCACCTGACCCGGATCGCTGTCCAAGGTGATTCCCAGGTCACGCGCCCACTTACGTTCGTTGCGGATCTCTTCCAGCGTGTCGTACATGCGTCCACCGCGCTCGCTGATGACCGACGTGAGCGAGCGAATGCCGGCGCGGATCATCATGCGAAGGCCGGTCGCTTCATGGACCGGGTTGATCCACGGCATCACCGGTGGCATGTACATCGCATTGGTGATCGTGGTCATCGAGACGCCGCTCGGAACGACCAGCTCGCCAGAAGCAATAGCAGCCTGGATGAAGCGCTCGTAGATCGGCCGCACGATCTGCGAGATGACCTCATAGGCCAGAACACCGTATGCGCCGTACTGCTCAACCAGCTCCTGCCGCTGCGCGGAATAGGTGCCGTTGTAGTTCTTGGACAGCGACGAGAACGAAACCCGCATACCGCCGGCTACAGCCCGCAGCTGACCGTTTCGGTAGGTTTCCAGATTGGGGTTGGGGCGATTGGTGTCGACAGTGCCGACGCTCTCACCCTTCACCAGGTCATCGAACACCATGCCGGGCTGGAAGCGCATGCTCCTCCGTTCCGGTATCGTCTCGTTCTCGCCGTAGCTCTGCGCATCACCCTTGATGATGAAGGCAGCCATGCTTGCCGCGATCTTGGCGGCGACGCGCTCGGATTCCTCGTAGTCCTTCAGGTCATCCAAACGAGTCAGCACAGACGCCAGCAGGCTGACACCGCGCACCTGGCCGATGCGATCCACCATCTTGGCGTGGTGAACGAAGTCTGCGCTCACTCGGTTCACTTCCGGCATGACCGCGTTCGGGTCACCGGGATGCTGTTTGTACAGGTGATACGCGATGGGGCGATTCCAAGCGTTTCGCTCCACGCCCTGCAGGATATTCCGGCCGGGATCGTTCAGATCCATCGGCAGAAGATCAGGCTCCATCATCTCGATGCTGTAGGGCACAACGGTGCCATGGTCGAGATACGGCACCGGCCCGATCAGATCCTGGTACAGGACCTCTCCGTCGCGGAACAGGGTCCGGGTCATCAGGCGCTGTGCCGCGCCGAAGTCATGGCACCAGGTGACCTCCGGGCGCTTCCAAAAGTCCCGAAGAAGCGGGGTAATCTGATCGACCAAGGATTCCACGATGTTCCCGTTTACGTCGCGCGGCTGCGGCTCGATGCCGATGCCATCGCGGCCGATCACGTTCTGGACCATCTGGTTGAAGCCATTCACCACGATGTCGTGGTTACGGTCAAGGTGTCGCGCTTGGGTGCGGATGCGGGCCGCACCGCTGGCCACAGCCGTGTTGCCGGAGCCAAATTCACGCGCTGCCTCTCGCAGGCGGCTGGGCGTGGCACCGTCGTAGGCGCTGCTGTAGGCCGCAATGCGCGCACGCGCCATTGCGCGCTTTGCACCCCAGCTAGGCGCTACGGCAGCAATCGCACGGTCAAGGCGGTTCACTCACGCCCCCGGAAGTCTGCAAGCGCCACAGATACGCGGCTACCACCACGCGCCTGCATGCTCACCTTGACCTCCCATTCGCGGCGGCCTGCGCGGATCTCCGCCAGGTCCGCGCGATTCAACTGCCGCTCGCCCATGCGGAACGACTGTCCCTGCAGTACCGCCACTTCGGCGGCCAGGTACATTTCCAGCATGGTTTGAGCGGGCGTCGGCATGGAACTAGTTTGGAGACGGGGCCGTCTCAACCGTTACCAGCGAAGTGAGACGATCTCCCCGCAGCGCTCCGTAGAATCAGTCACTTACAAGGCGGCCGTCTCAATCTTTGCCAGAAGGTGAGACGGCCTCCGGATTCGTCAGCCGACTCTGGACGGTTTCGGCAGCCCACCCGGGAACATTCGATACAGCGCGGCCCGTGATACACCGTGCCGGCGGCAGACCAGTCGCCAGTCCTGGCCCTCAGCCAACTCCGTGCGAATCAACTCCACGCGTGAACACTGCTTGTCCTGCCCGGCAGCCTTGGGGATGTGCAGGCGCTCACCACCGTACTCAGTCTGCAGAACGGTCATCACCGCCGTCGCGTAGGGCATGGCGTGCTCCTCGTTCAAACCCGTCTGCTCGACAATCCCCCGAACCACTAAGCGACGCAGCTGCTCCGCTGCGTCGATATCACGCGAATTGCTCATAGACGGCTGCTCCAGCCGCTCGACCCGAAGTCGTCGCGCGACGTTTCACGGGAATCGCGCGCAACGCGCACCTGCGCCCGTGCGGGCTTCTTCTCGACCTGTTTTATCGAGCTCGCCGACACATCCGCCACAGCCCCAACTGCGGGAACATCCGAAACGGGCGGTAGGCTGAACAAATCGTTCTCAGGCTGTACTTGCTCCTCCAACTGATCCCACCACTTCGCCTTCTTCGGCCCCCACAGATCAAGCCGCTCCTCCAGCCATATCTCGTAGGTCAGGCAGTCCTTGACCTCGATCCGCTTGCGCGTAGCAGTCCACCTGGACTCAGATCCGCCCTTCATCCGCCGCGTCGCACGGATCTCGCCCGCCAGCTGCTTGAACCACTCGGGAGAAAGCTGATTGGAGAGGTGCACGTAGCCAGGACCCGGGGTGGCGACGTCCAGCCTCGACTGGAACCTATCCTTCGCAAGGTTCGTACCCACGTGCCAGAGCACTGGCCCGTGCTTCTCGATGCGGCCGTTGAAGCGATAGCTCACACGGCTGTTGCCATTGTCGATGGACCGTTCCTGGCCACTGGCACCTTTGACGGCATGCACGCGCAGCGCCTTCAGCTTGTGCGCGAACGCATACACAGCGTCAGCATGGTGACCACCGGAGTCGATGGCAGTGGCATAGATCCGCTGCGCACGGCCACCGGCATGGGTGTACTCCTGCTCGCGCAGGAATGCCTCCGCCTCGTTCCAGACCTCCATCTGAGCCGGGTTGCCGAAGAACACGCGATGGTCGATGGTCCACATCTGCCCTCCTCGCCCCACGCCCCACACGCCGGCCTCCAGCCGGTTGTCCTGGGTATCCATGCCACACAGGAGCAACAAACAATCCCGCGGCATCGTCTTCAACGGGAATGGTTCCGCCCTGTTCGCCAACTCATCGGCATCGGTCCGCTCGACCTCACCCTCCCAGGTCTCACCCCGAGTCGTGTTGGTCCACGCCTTCAGCTTGCTGTCGTCACCTTCCTGATGCTTGGTGTACGCCTCTAGGAACTCGCGGACGATCTGCTGCCACGCAACCGCCGGGCTGTACGCGGTCCAGATGTGAAGCCCCACATGCCGAGGGGCCGGGACCACCTGGTCGTCTGGCATGGTAAAGCGGCCATCGGCGCGGAGCCAGATGTCACCGCGGGAGTTCACCCATTCTCCCTGCTCAGCCGCCAGCAGGTACTCGCCCTGCGTCATCGGGTAGGTGCAGTGCGGGCAGAGGTGGTACACGTGGAGCACGCCACCATCAGCGTCGCGCTCGAACTTGAATCCGTGCGCTTCATCCTTGCCACCCCATGTCAGCGCATGGAAGGCCTCGCACTGCGGGCAGCGCACCTGGTAGGTGAATCGCTCATCAGCTTGCGAGTAGCGGGTGTCCACCAAGCTGAAGCCCTTGAGCTTCGGGGTGCTTCCGGCCACCAGCTTGGGGAAGGTCGCACCTTCCAGACGCTTGGCCGCCAGCGAGTCGGGCGCGCCCTCCTTCTCGATGTCGTTGTCGAAGGCATCCAGCTCATCGAGCAACGCGACATCCACGGAGATACGACGGTAGTTCTTCGCCGCCTTGCCGCCGCGCACGCGCAGCAACGAGCCGATGAACTTCTTCTGCTGCAGCGTGTTGTCTTTGTGCCGGGCCAGGTAGGCCGGGAACACTGCGCGCATGCATTCCACGTCGCGCAGCATCGGCTCCAACTCTGATTTTACGAAATCGTCGGAGTCGTCGTCGGTGGGTTGCCAGATGCACTGGTTACGACGGCGGTGCTCTGCGTTGTAGCCAAGGAAGGCGAGCAGGATCTTGGTGTAGCCGACACGCGCCGACTTCTTCACCGAGACCTCAGCCACGTCATCGTTGCTTATCACCGCCATCATGCCTCGCTGGAACGGCCACGGAGTCCACTTCTGCTCGACGTAGCTTGACTCGGCGGAGAGATAGAAGTGCTCCCGAGCCCAGGCTTCCAGCGTGATCGGCTCCTGAACCGCCCAAGATGCGAGCCCGCGTTGGAGATGGCGCTCCACGGCCTGCAGCTGGCTCGCATCGATTCCACGAAGAAGCGTCATTCGCCTTGACCCTCGGCATCCGCCGGCGTCGCCGTGGCCGCGTCCTCATCGGCGTCATCATCGGCATCCACATCAGCCAGGCGCATCGACGCGGCGAGGTTCCGCGCCTTGGCGACAATCTGAGCTACGACCTCCACATCTGCTGCCTTCAGCTGCGGAAGCCGGCGGCGCAGCGTGCCCGGGATCGTCTCAAGAATGCGACCCGCCCGCGCGCCAACCTTCGACAGCACCTGCTCCATGAGGTGCGCCGGCGCCAGCTCGCCCCGGGTCACAGCGTTCTGCATCGCCAAGCGGTCAGCCTGCTCACGCGCCAGCCGGGCTCGTTCGGCGGTCAGATCCTTGCCCGCCTCGCCGCCGCGGCCCGCAGCCACCTCCCTCAGGTGGTCGCAGTAGGCTAGCAGCCATTCATCGCCGGCCGCACCGTCGGCTAAGACGCCACGACGCACCAGGTCACTGACTGCCTGCTGGGAAATGCCCACCAGATCCCCGAAGGCGCCCTGTTTCATCGGGCTGCTCAGATCAGAAACCACTACAACCCCCTTGGAAATGCTTCATGACTAGGCACAAATTGCGCGACCGAATACCCGTGGAATCTGAGGCTGGGGAGGACCCATCGACCTGCCCCCACCCCCCTGCCCCGCCCCCCCGATGACCCAAACGATGATTCGCGTGGAACATGCTGGCTGTCCCGACCGTCCCAACCATCAATGCGAGGTCTGGACGCTCAAAACCCGCGCCGTTTCTAAGCCGTCCATACTGTCCATACCGTCCACACCTATTTTTTTGATTTGAGTAATTGAGAAGTGAGCCGGTGTGTCGGTACATGTACACGCGCGATAAAAGGTGTGGACGGTCGGGACGGCGCTGGCGCAGTAGGCGGCAGGTCTGGTCAGTGGTTTGGACGGGTGTGGACGGAACCGGGGAGGTCTGGTCAGAAGTCAGGTCCACTGGGGGCCTCCTGCCTTGACCGCTGAGCGGTTGCCAGCCAGTCATCGATCGTAAGGCCAGGCCTGAACCACCGTGGCTCTCGCCCACCATCGGGCCAGCGCCTGCGCTGCTGCTCCCAGCCCAGTGTCTTCATGATGGCCGCCACCCGCATCTGCTCGGGCTTGCCGTGCTTTCCGGGGTCCAAGCCGATGGCGTACGTCAGCAGGTTGTCCGTGGTTGCCCAGTCGATCTCCGACGCCATCGCCAGGCGTATCGGGTACTTGCTCGGCTCCATCCGAACGTCGAGCCATTGCTCAACCCTGCCCTCCCAGCTGTCGCCCACGTACCTGCTGGCCTGCTCTTCCTTCGCGTCTGCCGGCAGCTCCCACCACTCGAACCCAGCGTCGAACATGGTCACAGCCTCGGCCCAGAGCTGGTCGCGCTGTGTGGCGATCAGTTCGATCTGCACGTCTCCGTCCGTTCGCACGGGGAGGAAGCGCCGGCCACCAGTTGGATCTCGCAGGTACTGGTGCTCGTTCGTGGTGCCGGCGAACACGCATTCGCGGCGGTAGGACCGTGGTACGCGCTCATAGGGCGCGCGGAACTTGTCCACGCGCCTGGTGATAGCGGTCTTTACGCTGGTCACGTCGGCCTTAGAGAACGAGTCCATCTCGCCGATCTCGACGCCCCACGCCCCTTGGATGACCTGGTAGAAGTCTTTGCTGCTGGGGGATTCGCTGGTCTCGACGAACCATTCACTGCCAAAGATCGCGCGCAGGGCACTAGATTTCCGCTTGCCCTGCTCACCTTCCAGGACCAGCATGAAGTCCACCTGCGCGCCCACGCTGGGCTGCTTGGCGTCTACCCACAGGATGCGTGCCACGGCACTTACCATGAAGCACTGCGCTGCGCGCAGGCTGTAAGCGTTGTCCGCCGCGCCGAACAGTTCAACGAGCATCCGCTCGACGCGAGGCACACCATCCCACTCCAAGGCACCGAGGTAGTCCTTGATGGGATGACGGCGGTGCCGGCGTGCAACGGCGATGACAGCCTTCAACACCAGGTCATCGCTGCACTTCATCCAGTAGCGGTCCGGGTGCTGCAGCCAAGCCGCCAGCTCGTAGGCATCCGAGTCGATGAACTCATCCCGGCTACCGCCCGTCCACGGCGGATCTCTGTGCAGCTTGACCTGATTGCTGGAGTCGTTGAGCCACCACAGCCCCCTCAACCGATCATCGTTTTCCATGATCAGGATCAGGTTGTGCAGCGTCCCCTCGACGTTGCCGTCTCGATTCCTGGTGAGGTTCGACTTCCAGGCATCGGGATCTACCCCGCCATCGCCTGGCGGTGGCGCGCCGCCACCATCGATAACTGTCATCCTGCGCCTTGTCCCCACGCTCATTGCCGCATTGCCTTTTCGTAGCCCCGCGCCAGGCGCAGGTATTCTCTTGCCCGCTCCCGGCGCAAGCGCCTGGAGTGCTCATGTGGGTTTTCCAGTGCCGCCTGCGCTGCGAGCCGGTAGGCACGGGCAAGCTTGGCGTCGGAGTGCAGCAGACGTTCTTCCAGCCTCCTCTCACGCGCCATTGGCAGCCACCACGTCCAGCTCAATCACGCGGTTTGCCGCCCAGGCCGCAAGCTGCCGAGGTGACCAGCCATCCCGCTCCAGTGCATCTGCGATGTCCCAGCCATCGGGCTGGCCCGTCACATCCACGAAGCGGATTGACTTGGCGCCTGCACGCTTCAGCAGCTGGGCGACTCCCGGCATGAACTGCTCAGCGTCATTCCTCCACCCCAGCATTGCCTGCCGCCCTGGAATGTCGGCATCGGGCCAGAGCACACAATCCCGGCCAGCCAGAGGCGACCAGTCCGCTTTTGTGACGGCCTTGCCGCCCCCTGACCAACTGATTGCTGCGTATCCAGGGAACGCACGCGCCGCCACGTCCCGACACTTCTCTCCTTCCGCAATCAGCACCGGCGCATCGGGCTTCGCGGCCAAGGCATCCAGCCCATACAGCGGCCGCACACCGGGGAAGCTCTCAAGGCACCATTGCTTCTGGCCGTCAGGTCCGACGCACCAAGTCACTTGGGGAGTCCACTTCTTCAGCTTGCGGCTGTCGCGGTCAACGAACTCACAGCGCAGCACGTAGCCGAGGGTCTGTCCCTCCGCATTGCGGTAGGGAAACGCCCTTGCTGGCTTCATTCGGCGCAGCTTGTCGCGCTTAGCATTCCAGATCGGCACCGTCCAGCCGCTGTCGGTCAGCAGCGCCGGGGCGTCATCAGGGACAGGCAGGATCGGAACCCACTTCACCCGAAGCGACTCTTGACTGGGCAGCTTCTCTCGGTCAGCTGCAACCCCCAGCTGACCGCCGGAAAGCTGGGCGCAGGCCTCAAGGAATCCGACCTGTAGGTGCTTCACCAGGAAGCCGATCACATCACCATGCGCGCCACAGCCAAAGCAGTGGTAGAACCCCTTGACCTCATTGACCGTGAAGCTCGCCGATGACTCATCGTGGAACGGGCAGAGCCCGCTGTACTCCCCCCGCCCTGCAGGCCTGAGCTTGACGTAGCGGCCGATTACTTCAGCGATGTCCGCAGACTGGCGGATTGAATCGGTGTCCACGTAGCTGCTCGCCATCAGCGACGCCTCCCGGCTGCAGTTTCACGGCGCTCGATCATCAGCCACTGCACCCGCAAGTACTCAGCAATTCGCTGCCGGCAGCCCACGCCATCCGTACACACACCAGGAGCCTGGCAGGCTTCAGCGATCTGCTCGATCTGTGCGCGCCACTGCTCCCGCGGCTGCCGTGCAATCAGCAGGGCCTGGTGCAGACATCGATTCACACCCAACGGATACCTCCTTCATCGAGCTGGCGCTGGGCGCTGTCTCTTCTTTCGGTTTCTTGGCGAATGCGCTCGCGCTCTGCCAATGCTTCTTCACCAATCAAGCCGGGCACCGCATCAGTCAGAGCCAGGGCCGCCAGTTCCATCGCCTGCCGTGCAGACGCACTGGCTATTCCACGCCGTCGATACCGGGATCGATGGTCGTGGCGGGTCGCCACGTCAGTCCTCCGTCCCCTGCTGCCCAGCAGCACGGCAGGCATTGCGCTCCAGGCGGTAGCAGAGCCTGCGCACGTCGCGCGACAGGTCCTGGATTCGATCCGCCTCGGGGATGGTCAAGCGCTGGTCTGCCAGTGCGTCGATACCTGCACCGGCCAGCGCGCCTGTCAGCTTGTGCAGCTCCAGCAGCTTGGCTTGGATCGCGGCCAACTCATTTGGCCAGCCGCCCTCGGGCGGCGGCGGCACGTAGTCCACCATCAGAGCGTACTGACCCGCGAGCGAGCACACCCAGTCGGTCGCAATCTCCTGGGTGACCACGAACTGCTGCAGGTAGTCCGTCAGGATCTCGGCCATCTCCATGGAGATGGATTCACCATCGATGGCCCTCAGCTTCTTGCGCAGCGTCTCGGTCGTGATGGACCTGCCTCGACGCTTGCTTATGTGTGCCGCCGCATCCTGCAGGCCACCCGGGGCGCGGGCCACTGCGTTGTGCAGCGCATCCCGCCAGTACAGGTCAGAGCGGAGGCAAGTCATGCTTCCCCCTGAAACGCGCCATCGATCATCGTAGGAAGGCTGGCAGCGGCCGGCGCAACATTGGCGCCATGGCAGAGATCATCAGCTTCCCCCAGCGTATGCAGTTCACAGCACTCCGCGCCTTCCATACGCAGACAGGCGATGGCGGTGTGGTTGCTGTTCTGTTCTCCCCTATACAGATGGGGACTCCCCGCGCGCACCTTCATGCGGCGCCAACCGGCCAGATGTCTGGGCGGATAGCGGCCAGCGTTAGCGGCTCCCCCCCCATCGCGTCTGCTATTTCCACCGACGCTAAATGAATCTTGCGCGCGAGCGTGTGGCTGGGCTTCTTCCCCCTCCATCCGGTGGCGCACTGCCAGAGGTAGCCTTCGGAACTGCCGGTCATGGCAGCGAGGCGCCGCTTACGTTCAGGGTCCGCAATGAAGGTGAGTAGGTCCATAGGGCGAGTATTTAGCCAGCAGCTAAAGCTTATTGTCAAGCCACCAGCGAAACTCGCCGGTTTAGCTAGTGGCTACGCTTTCGGCATGGACGCCATAACCGCTAGACACCTCAACCTTCAGAGGCTTGTGGTCACCCTCAAGCCCAAGCTCGGCACTCAGAAAGCCATTGCTATCCATCTGGACATGGCCCCGTCCTATCTGAATCAGCTCCTCGCGGGCAAGAAGCTCGGTGATGACGTGGCACGCAAGATCGAGCGCGCCGCAGATCTTCCGCACGGCTGGTTGGACCAGCCTAGGGACGACGATCCGCAGCTACCCTCCCCTACCGCAGGTTCTCAGGATCTGCGAATAGACCCTGACATCATCGCCTCGGCAATACGGCTGGTTAGGCTCACATTCGACAACCTCGGTATTGAAGACTTCAATAGCGAGGATGACGGGACACCCGTGGCGTACGCCTACGAGTACTTGTTTCAGCGAGGCGAGGTGTCGGTGACGCCCGACAACCTGGTCGATTTCAGCAAGGCGTTGGCACAGAGGCTCAAGGAAAAGGATGGAGAAGCACAAGAAGGAACCCCCGGCACCGGGAACACTCGAAGCGTTGGCCGCAGTGATCGCGCAACGCGTCGCAAGGCGTGATTCGCCAAAACCGAAGTTGCGTTTAGTCGCCCCGCCTCGGCCGTCCGTCATCGATAGCGTCACACGCGACAGCATTCTTAGGCGCATTCGCTGGCTGAGGGACTTGTACAACCTCGGTTGCCTGATCGATCAGGCAACTTTCAACGTTCCAGGAATTGACTGCCTCGAAGATGAAGAGCTAATCCAGCTGCATCGCCAGATGGAGGCGGCAAGGGAGTGCTGCGTCGAAGGCGTGCCATTGGACGAAGCCGGTTTTATCCGGGATGTGTCTATCCCGGAGGCATGAACGGATTGCTAGCGCGGTGGGCGTGATATGCGCCCACCTCAGTCCTCGCGCTTCGGGGAGTACTTCTCGCGAATGATGCGCTCACGCTCTATGCGAGCATCGCCGCATCTCTGCCTTGCCGCAGTCATCTGGCTGTCCGCCGACATTTGGTCTGCAGCTTGCGCCTGCTGCAGGCTTGCGATCTGCGTGCGCAAACCGGACGCATACGTTGCCCCGGCCAGATTGTTGTTGATGGCAAGGAGCTGCCTGTTGAGATAGGCGATCTGCCGCGCGGTCTGCTGACCGCGTTCGTTTACGGGCCGGTAGATTCTCGACTGTTCCGACGCGAGACAGTTCCGTTCCGCGATGCCAGCGTCCGATAGATCGGTTGTCTGATAGACGGCCGCCCGGTTGGCGGCCTCACCTGCAGTCTCGGTCGACGCGCGGTTCGACCGCAACTTGAGTGGCTCGGATTTTGGTGAGCATGGGTCCTGAGAGTACACAGTCTCACCTGCCGCCCCTTTGCACTTGTACACCTGGGCCCCAGCCAACGGCGCAGCGATGCAGGCAGCAACTAGAACAATCATTCGGCAAAGCATCGCGGCCTCCCTGGCCCCCTGTTTACGGGTCAAATTATCCGGCCGATAGACCGTATTGCCAGCCCCCTGGCGAAATTTAGCTGTCAGCTATTGCATTGCTGATTTAGCTGTGGGATAAATTGCGCCGCCGGCTAGCTGCTGGCGGGCGACCGGCGGGTCGTCAACCTGCCGCACCCCCTTCGGCAGTAGCCGCCCCCTCGGCAGATGACCCGCCGGCGCCTCTCTTAACCAGGAGCGCGCCATGTCCCAACGCCACGCCGATCCGAGCCCAACCCTGCTGCCGCTGCTGGCCGTCAAGGCACTGCTGGCGCTGGCGGCCCGCGATCACAGCACCGCCCGGACCCTGTGGTCCCGCAGCAAGGGTGAGCACAACCGCAACCAGTTGCGCCGCGCGCGCCGTATGGGCGTGGCGAGCCTCCGCCTGGAGGCATGCTCGCGGGATATGTCGGCCGAGGTGCGGGCATGAGCCGTCGCCTTCGTTTTGGCTGGCTGGCCTTGGCGTTGCTCGCAGCTGCGGTGATCCCCATGCGCATCGCAGAGATCCACGGCGCCCACGCCGACCGCGAGGCCGCGAAGGCGCGCTGGGCAGCCAGCAGTTCGGTGAGGGGCTGACCATGCGCCAGACCTCCCGCCCACTGCCTGCATCGGTTCCCTCCTGTGGCGAAGGTCACCGGCCGCAGATCGTCACCACCAGCGGCGCGCCGACCGGTCATCGCCTGGGCACGGCCTGCCCCGACCTGGTGCACATCGAGTGCCACCGCTGCGGCATCGCCACCCGGCCGGTTCCGTACGACCGCGCCGCGTTGGCTGAGCTGCGCTGGACCGACAGCACCTTGGCTCACTACCGCATTCCCATCTGCTACCTCGCGCGCCACCGCGGCGAAGTGCTGGCCGAACTCGCTTCAACCGCCCCTTCCACCTCCATTGCAGCCTGACCAGGAGACACGCCATGGCCGCCGCACTCAAGCCGAAAGAACGCGCCGCGCTGCTGGCAGCGCATGCCGCTTCGGACCACGCACTGCACCGCACCCGCGCGGGCTTCGCGCCCAACAACCGACCGGACAAGGTGTTCACCCGCCGCGTCATGAACTGGCTGGATGAGCGCGTGCTGATGCGCTACGACGACCCGCAGCTGCCGCGCACCGCGACTCTGACCGCCGCCGGCCTCGCCGCTGCCGAGGCCGAAGTTGCCAAGGCCCGCGCCCTGGCGCTCTCCGCATGAGCGCTGCAGCAACCCTTCCGGTCGAACAGCAGTTCGCCACCGGCCACCAGGGCGAATCGCTGGTGCTGATGGTGTGCCAAGGCTGGATCTGGGCCGGGCTCTACACCGCCGCGCCGCGCGAATCGCTCATGCAGCTCGCCGCCAGCGCCAGCCGGAGCGTGGGGGTTTCGCAGAACTCGCTGCGCCTGGGCGGCACGACCTTCGCCCTCAACCGCTTGGCCGCTCAGGCCGCACACCGCTGGCTCGACCGGCAGGGCGTGCGCGTCCGGTCGATCTCCCCCAACCACCGCGCTACGCGCAGCACGAAAGGAATCCACGCATGAGCCGCTCTGTCGTGATCTATGCGCCGCAGCTATGCGGCAAGAACGCCAACGCACAGGAACTGTGCGAACACTTCGGCCTTCAGCAGGTTGTCGAGGACTGGGACGGCCACAGCAGCTATCCGCTGGACAACACCCTGGTGCTGACGGAGAACCTGGATGCCGTGGCCGATGCCTCCTCCAAGGTCATGCACCATGGCTGGGCCATGCGCGAGCTGCTCGCCGAGGCCCGCCCATGAGCACCCGCCCGCAGCACACCGGCCGCGCTGATCTGGTGCGCAAAGCCCTCGCGCAGTTCCCGCAGGGCGCGACGGTTGAGCAGCTGAGGACCCTCGGGCGCATCAACGAGTCGAGCCACGTTATCAGCCACACGCTGACCGGCCTGGCGCGCAGCGGACAGGCCACCTGCGCGCGCTCCGGCCGCATCGGCATCTGGCGCCTCGCGGGCCACGTTCAGCACGCGATTGCCCCGCTGCGCGCCGCAGAGCCCCCTGTGCGCCGGACGTCCCGCGCCCTGGTCACGGCTCTCCCAGAGAACGGCCGTGCGAGTGACGCGTCGACCACCGTGCGGCACAAGGATTACGAGCGCGATCAGCTGGCCGAGGATCTGGCCGCGTTCCGCGCCAAGGGCGGGCGTATCGAGCAGCTGGGCACTACGCCCCTGCGCCCCACGTTGAGCCGCCATGCGGCAAACCACGGCGGCTACATGGATCGCCTGCCCGTGCAGAGCGCGGACTGACTTCGATGAGCGCCCCTTCCACAGATCGCTCCTCCGACGCCGCCACGGCCCGCAAAGTGCTTTACGCAACAGGCCCTGCGCACCAGGCGTTCGGACAGTCTCGCGCCGCGTACCACGTGCTTACCCGGCGGACCCTGCAGTCGATGCCGGCGGAGTGGCAGGAGCGCTACATCGGCCTCATTGCGGAGGCGAGAGCCTACCTGCCGGCGGACGCGTTCCCGCAGTACCAGGTGATCCGCCTGAACGATGGTCGATACGCGGCCGATCCCCACCGCCGGTACCGCCGCGCAGGGCCGATCCCCCCTCGCCCGGCTGGCGCTGCAGCAGAGCCCAACCTCGCGCCGCTGGGCGGCGCATTCGTCAACACCGACGTCGACTTCTAGCAGGCATCCCAATGACCGCCATTCAAGAGACGAAAGAACTCCCCATCGCCTACGCGAGCCCTCTACTGCGCGAGGCAGTCAGCACTCTGGAGGCAATCGCCGTTGAGGCGGTATGGCTCCCCAATGCTGCGAAGGCGGTTCCCTTGGCTCAGGCCTCGACCGCGCTGCTCGACCTGTATGCCCGCCTGCCCCGCACGCAGGATCTGCGCGTGTTCGAGGCACCGGTTGCCGCCTGGTACACCTCGCTGCGCAGCAGCTTCCAGGAAGGGGACACGCCGCTCTGCGATACCACCAAGGCCCGGCTGGCGCAGGCCGCCCAGCTGCTGCAGCTGGTGCGCGGCCAGAATGGCACCGGCGTTGATCCGGCAGATCCGTGGCGTGGGCTGTATGACCCCTCCCGACTGCCGGCACGCGACGGGCATGGCGAGGTCATGTGCCATCCGGATGTACCGGCCTGGGCTGACGGCCGCGAATCCTCCCTCCTGCCGCTGTTCTACGCACAAGGCTTCGACCTGGTCGTGGTGGAGGCCGAATTCGAGGAGGAATCGGTCGGTACCGGTGTGTACGCCAACATCCAGCAGATGATCGACTGGAACCCGGAGGCCCCGGGCGTGGACTGGCGCCTGGTGTGGCTGGGTGAAGCGGAGGATGGCCTCGCCGCGTGGTTCGTGCGGCCCTTGGCTATCGCCGCTCTCGAAGCGATGGGGGTCCGCGCATGAACAGCACGATGGCAGACGGCGCGCGTGAGCGCCTGATCGCGCAGATCGGCGAAGCCTTGTTCGATCAACCCGGCATGACGCTCAGCGAGGTGGCCAACCAGCTGCGCGAGATTCGTGGCACCGGCCCGGCATTGCTTCTGCAGACCGAGGGCACCACCAATGGCTGACGGCTCGCGCTCCTTCAACTTCCCCGCGCCGCAGCGCTCCCGCCTGCGACCGGGCGAAATCGTGGTCGACCTGTTCGCCGGCGGCGGCGGCGCCAGCGAAGGCCTCAAGCAGGCCCTCGGCATCGATCCCGCTCTGGCCTACAACCACGACGAGCTGGCCATCGGCATGCACGCCGCGAACCACCCGCTCACCCAGCACCACCGCGAGGATATCTGGCACGCCGACCCGCGCGTGGACGTGGCCGGCCGCCCCATCGGCTGGTTCCATGCCTCCCCGGACTGCACCCATTTCAGCCAAGCCAAGGGCGGCCAGCCGCGCAGCCGGAAGACCCGCGCTCTGTCCTGGGTGGTGCTGAAGTGGGTCGGGCAGCTGCTGCGTGCTGATCGCCTGCACGGCACCAACACGGCGCCGCGCATCATCTCCATGGAGAACGTCTGGCAGATCCTCACCTGGGGTCCGCTGGTGGCCAAGCGCTGCAAGGAAACCGGCCGCGTCCTCAAGATGGACGGCGCCGTTGCAGCACGCGGCGAGTGCGTGCCGGTCGAGAACCAGCAGCTGGTGCCGGACAAGCGCCACAGCGGCCGCACCTGGCAACAGTTCGTGGCCGCGCTGCGTGCGCTGGGCTATGCGGTCGAATGGCGCAAACTGGTGGCCAGCGACTACGGCGCCGGCACCAGCCGCGAGCGCCTGTTCCTGCTCGCCCGCCGCGACGGCGAGGCCATCGTGTGGCCGGAAGCCAGCCATGGCCCGGCGCCGGGTCAGATGCCGCGCGTCACAGCTGCCGACTGCCTGGACTTCTCCATCCCCTGCCCGTCCATCTTCACCCGCACCCGGCCTCTGGCCGACGCCACCATGCGCCGCATCGCCAAGGGCGTCATGCGTCACGTCATCAAGTCAGCCAATCCCTTCATCGTGCCGGTGACTCATCAGGGCGGCGACCGCGTCCACGACGTGCGCGACCCTATGCGCACCATCACCGCCGCCAACCGCGGCGAGCTGATGCTGGCAGCGCCGGAACTGGCCCCCTTCATCGCCGAGCATGCAAACAGCAGCCATGCCCTCGGCTCCATGCGCGCAGACGAGCCGCTGCGCACGGTCTGCGCAGGGGTGAAGGGTGGCCACTTCTCCGTGGTAGCGCCGACGCTGGTGCAGACCGGCTACGGTGAACGCGAGGGCCAAGCCCCGCGTGCGCTCGACCTCCAGCAGCCGTTGGGAACGGTGGTTGCCGGCGGCGTGAAGCATGCAGTGGCAGCACCGCACCTGGTCAAGTTCCGTGGCGACAGCATCGGCACGCCCGCTACCGAACCTGTTCCCACGATCACCTCGGGCGCTGGCGCTGCTCGCCCGGCTGGTGCGGCCCACGCCCTTGGCCTGGCCGCTGCCTCGTTGGTCACCCTGCGGAACAACATGGCCGGCGCCGATGTGCAGGGGCCGCTCAGCACTATCGCCGCGCAGGTCGGCCACCATGGCCTGACCACGGCATTCCTGGAACAGGCCAACGGCGGCTTCTATCAGGGCGACGGCAACGACGCCCGCGCCCCGGTCAGCACGATCACAGCCAGCGGCAGCCAACAGCGTCTGGTCGCCGCACACCTGACCGCAATGGCACAGAACGTCGTCGGCAATGACCTGCGTGAGCCACTTCCGACCATTCTTGCCGGTGCCACCCGCTTCGCCGAGGTCGAATGCACCCTCAGCCCTGAGCAGGAGGCCGGTGCCCTGCGCGTGGCCGCCTTCCTGGTGAAGTACTACGGCAGCGGCATCGCGGTCGATCTGCACGATCCGGTGGATACCATCACCACCAAGGACCGCCTAGCGTTGGTCACCGTCCACATCCAGGGCGTGCCGTACGTGATCGTGGATATCGGCCTGCGCATGCTAAAGCCGCATGAGCTGTACCGCGCGCAGGGCTTCCCGGCCGGCTACATCATTGATCGCACTGCCAACGGAACGCCTCTCAGCACCAGCGCCGCCGTGCGCATGGTCGGTAACAGCGTCAGCCCGCCGCCGCTTCGGGCCTTGGCCGAGGCCAACCTGGACCCGGCGGGCGCCGAACTGAGAATCGCCGCATGAACCAGCAGAACACCATGGCGGGAACTGCCGTCGGCAATTTGGTGCAGGGCATCTCAAGTATTGCGACTCCGCCGGCCTATGCGCATGGCGAGGTAGGCGCGGACCTTCACCAACGGCGGCTCCCGGAGGCGGTCGTGAAGTTCCGCTTCCGCCTGTTGGAGAAGCCGTTCTGCATTCCTCAGTTTGCTCACGGCGGTCGCAATGGCCGGTGGCGCTTTGATGAAGGGCATCCCACGAAGCGCTCGATCCACCGCCCCCCAATCGGCAAGAACTTCAGTCAACAAGGACATCCCTTGAGCCAGTGGCACCGCAATCTCACCGAGTTCGGGCACCTGCAGCCGCATCTCGATAATCGTGTCTGGGGGTTTGAGGAAACTGTCCGGTTTGCCATTTATGACATCGAGCGATGCGGCGTACTTGTTACATTCCAGCTCCTTGCGAAGCTCTTGGATTCGAATGAGCCAAGCGGTCAAGGCAGGCCGCAAGGCAAGTGCAATCCACATCGAACGCCCATACGCGTCACGCCTCCGCCGACGGCTCTCTGCCCCAGCCAACGCCAAGGCAGTAACGACAGCGGATATCGTGCCAATTGCGGCCCACGCATCCCACCAAACAACGCACCCGTCTTGCCCGGGCGGCCAACATTGACTAAATCCGACCCACCAACCCATTCCCCAATCTCCCTGTTGGATGGGCCGCATTCTGCCACGGGTTCGTCCGCCTGGAGACCGGCCCATGGTTAATCACCACCACAAGCCCCTGCCGGACAACGCCGAGGACACGCTTGGCTTGGAAGGTGCTGCCAGGATGATGCGCCTAGGCCTTGAAGCAATGAAGGAACTTGTGGAGAGGGGTGAAGTGCCGGCCGTGCGCCTGAACCAGAAACACACCGTCATGCTCCGTGAGGATTTGATCGACTTCCTGCGATCGGAAGGGCGGAGGCAGGCAGCCGAACGGAAGAAATCAGCGATCAGCAACCGGCCCGCCGCCAACGCTCCAGTGGCCACGACCGCGAAGCGCAAGGGCAAGTCGCGCCGCATCAGCCCGCCTGACCTGCGCGCCTACGAGCAGGCCGATCACCAAAGCTGATCGGCCAAATCTGAGGCGCGCAGGTTGGCGTACCGCTTCAACTGTCGCGGATCGCGATGTCCGGTGATGCTAGCGATCTTGATGTCCGTCAGCGTGGTCTTTTCATACAGGCGGCTGGTCGCTTCGTGACGCAGATCGTGGAAGCCGAGATCCGCACAACCCGCCGCAACGAAGATGCGCTCGAACTGGCGCGACAGCTTGCTCGATACACGGCGCAGGGCCAGCGGGCTCCGGTCTCCCTCCCAGAAGGGAAACAACCGCCCGCCGAAGTCACCCTGGTACGCCGCGAGCTTGGCTAGCAGCACCGACGTCATCGGCACTTGGCGCTTACTCCCGTTCTTTGTCTTATCCAGGAAGATCGTGCGGCGCGCAACGTCGATCTGGCTGTGCTCCAGCGTGTAGATCTCCCGCATACGCATGGCCGTCTCCAGAGCCATATCGAACATCAGCACCAGCGCATCCCGCTGCGGGAGATCCAGCGGCCGTTGGCGCCCTTCGGGCTTCGCTCCAGCCAGGATCTGTCGGATGCGTGCTTCCTCGCCATCTTCCAGCCGGCGATCGCGCTCCCGGTCGGTCTTCGCGTGCCCTTCGATTTTCGCCACGGCCACCTTGTCGTCGGGCGTGTACGTCGAATAGCCGCGCGGCAGGAGACGCAGCGGATTCATGGGCAGCGCACCGTGAGCGGCCAGCCAGTCGAGAGCCCGCGACAACGCCCCCACGTAATGCCGAATGGTAGAAGGTGCGAGGTTCTGCTCGCGCTTCATCGTGGTGACCCACTCGGTCGCCCAGGTAAAGGTGAGCTGGGGCAGCGTGATGCCGATGGGCAATCGCGATAGGAGCACCGGCAGCAGCTGCTCATCATCCACAGAGATGTGCTGCGCGCCCCGATACTCACTCACCTGGCTACGCAGATCCTTCGCCGCCGCCTTGGTGTTGGCCAACTCTTCCGGCACGATGCCGCGGTCAAGAATCGCCTCCAGACGTCTGACGTATTCGTCGCCCTCAGCCTCCGAGGCGAAGCTCAGATACACAGGCTGGGGCAGCAGGCCCGCCCGCTTGATCGTGTACTGCCAGGAGTCGCCCCGGCGTCGCTTGGTTGCCAT